AGTAGGAACATTTGTGTAACCAGAACCACCGTTACTGATTGTAATTGCGCTTTCACCCAATGGAATTGCACCACCAGAAAGTGAACCAGTTACAGTTGCAATGGCACCATGACCAAAGCTTGAATAGGAAGGACCGGAAGAAGATGGTGATTCTGCCGTAATAATAGCCAACGAATTTACGTTGTACGCTGGAACACCTGAGCCAGGTTGTTCAACGGTGAAGTTAACGAAGTTATTAATTGATAGTGACATGATTTATACGATTAAGGATTTGTGATTACTTCCGGTCCTAAATATTGATCATAATAATCAACTGGAACCGTCCGAATGAAGGCTGTTAGAACATTAAAAGTGATTGAATAGCGTGTAAGTCTTGAAGCTCCCTCAACATAGGAAGTATCGTTAAAAGTTGTAGGTAAATTGGCGATTTTGAACCCATATTTTTCTTGTAGTTGTTCAGCCCTCGTTGAATTTAAAGCAAACAATATTTCTTGTCTTCTTGCTCTGGCATCATTGTTTTGGGACATTATTTCAATCGAGTATATCTGTTGTACGTTTTGTGTTTGTACTTCATTTAATACTTCAATTTGCGGTGTACCCTCCGAAGTGCTAGGTATAAACCCAGTTTCGTACTTAATGCTATGTCCATACACTTTATCTCCAAGTAAACCTACAGCTACAAAGATTCCCTCATCAGGCGGTATTGGTATACGCTGATTATAGGTAACAACGTGGTTGTTATCCAAATTAAGCTGATATTTTATCAGATTAACTAAGAGATTTATAACTTCCGGGGTTGTATTCACTTGTATAATCTTCTTTCAACATATACTTAACATAACCAAATTGTCCCCAGTTCCATTTGTGTAAAACTCGGTATGGTATGTTTTGTATAATTACTTGATCATTAGTGTTTAGCTGAGGATCAGTAATGCAGTAAAGATGGTGGTGTCTCCAAGAACGCTCACCTTCAAATTTAAAATTAAGTTTACGACCAGAAGCAGGCGTAAGAAAACCAGATGTACTGATTTGTCTAGTAATGGTTACTGCATCGCCGTCTTGCACAATAACAGTGTTTATAACCATTAAAATAGGCTGAGACCACCCAGATACTGTATATTGTGTCTGTGGTGCCGTAGAAGTGCTAAAAAGGGGCGTAGAACCACCTCCTACAATAGGACCAGGTACAGTTGGAAATGTAGGTAATGGCGTAATCATTTAACTACCTCATATCCAAATGAAGACTCTAATTGCTTAGAATCTTTTAAAATTAATTTAGAAGGACGATTATATCGCTTTCTATTAGCTATAGTAGCATCAGATAATTCTCTCCATCCAGTAGGTATGCCTTGAGAATCAAAATTATCATCTACTAATTTGACACCTACTTGACCTACAACTTCTAACATTCCGTAAATACCAGATGAATCAAAACTTTCTTTCCATGTAGATTCTGGTACATTGTTAAGCCTAGAACCCATAAGTGTCATCATAGGTTTTCTAAGGATTGAACGTACTGGTACACCTATTCCAAATTCATGTTTATATGCTATCTGTGAATTGGTTAATCCTCGATCATTAGGATATACGGGTGTACGACTATTGCTATCAGCCATTACGCCTACTTTGACCGCTAGTTTACTTTTAGCTTTTAAAGCTTTAGTAAGGTTTTTAAGCGAGTCAGTATTTAATGTAACCGTAGTTTCCATTGTTATTACTACGGTAGCGTCTCTCTAAAGGCTACGAATACGTTGGCTATTAGTTGAGGACTGATTATTTGTAGATACATTGCACCGTATCTAGTTTTACTAAAGTGTGAGAGCATTGGGTCCTGAGCTATCCGCTCTGGGATTTGAAATCCTTCAGTTACGGAGTCTACGCCTTTGGAAATAGTCAGCCAACTATATTGACTGCCCATGCCCTCCTGAGCAGCCAAGAGCTTTTCCACTAGCTGGTGCGCTGCTAAATATAGGAAAGCCCGACTAAAGAACTGCTGTGTCGGAAATAGAGCTTGGTTAATGTTAAACTGTGCATCAAAGATGGCACCGCTAATATCAGTATCTGTAACCTTACTTAAATCAGAATTATCTCCTGCACCACCAGTAATGGTAATGATTGGAGGTTGTCCATAGTTTGAACCGCCTGTAACAACATTAAATCCTGTTACAGAACCACCAGAAATGGTAGCGGTAGCTGTTGCGCCTGTGCCAAGATCTCCTGGAGCAGCCCCCACAATGACTGTAGGTACAGTGGCGTAACCAGTACCTCCTGCTCCAAGAGAAATTGACGTTACAATTCCTCCGCTAATGACCGCAGTTCCAGATGCTCCATACGCAGGTACAGCATATGGAAAATCACGAGGAAATTGCGATTTAAAGTCACTAACAGTTGGAATCGTAAATGGCACAATTAAGCAGCCTTATTTTTGGAAATAGCTTTCGGCATATTCTTAAGCATTGCTTCTAGATTTTTAACTCTATCTGCAAGCTCTTGATTTTCTTTAGAAAGCTCTTCTACTTTTGCTTTTTGTTCCTCTACTTTAGCATTATTAGCAGCAGCGTCTGAACCAACGTCTGATGCTAAAGCAATGTGTTGAGGAAACATTTTAATCCACTTATCAGCTAACCATTGAGGGACCGACGCAAAGTCGGTGCCCTTTATGGAATACTGTCCGTGGGTGTAAGAACCAAATGAAGATTTGTTCTTGTTATAAATGCGCACGAGGTTTTCTTCTGGTGCGGAAACGACGGTTGGGGTCGCAATGGTTTCGGTTGTCATTTTGTTATTTGTTTAGGTTGAATCCTAGCTTCCAATTAGTATTGGAAGCGTAAGACTTCTAGATTACGATACACGTTTGTACCTGTGTACTGACCATAACCTACGTCAGCAAACGAGAAGTTGTTCAGCGAGTTTGGTTGTGTGGTTGTATATGGTACTGGAATATCCATACGTACTGATTCAGCATCATCACGGTATAGCATATAGTAGTGGAGTCCTGCTGGATTATTAGCAGCATCGCAATAAGCGAGTGGCATAATCTTGAACTCTTTTTCCATAGGAGCTACTGCACGAGTAAATGCTTCCTCTAAGTACTGGATTATTGGAACTGGATATGTACCAACTGTACCAGGAGTTAAAGCAGGAAGACCTGTCCAATCAGCATAAGGAATGACCAAACGATTTGGCATTGCTGTGCTGTTTGTGTTAGCGAAGTAAGTTTGGATTAATGTCGTTACAAACGTCTGTAAACCAGCAGCGTTTAAGCTACTAATTGGAGCAGTGATTAAACTGGTGTTTGTATTGATGCTTGTGTTCGTGAGTAAACCAGGAATACGTGTATCTGTAGCATCACCTAAGAAAGCGATCTTTTGGATACCTAAGTCCCAGTTCTTTTTACGAGCGCGATGTTTGCGTTCAATAATATCCCAGTTGTTAGCACGTAGAGCTTGTTCAACATCGAAGATGGAATATTGGATGCCCTTAGCCCAGTTTTGGACATAAGCACTTACGCCATCAACTGCAACGTCAGCAGAAGCTAAACGAGCATCAGAAGAACCTGTACGTAAGTTACCAGATGAGAAATCATCAGCTAATTCGTATGTACGGTTTGTTAAGATGTCTGCGCTGAAAGCACCATCACCAACGACGACTGGAATATAATCAGCAGGAGCAACTGTGTAGAACTTTTGTTCTGTTAGCTGCTTCTTGATGTATGTTAAAGTGTCGATTACGATCTGGTAACCAGTTGCTGTATCAGCCGTATCACCAACTGCGTTTAGACGTGAGTCTAATGCGCCAGAATTATGATCACCATCAACAAAGATGGAAAGACCACTGGTTTTACGAGAACTGAGAAACTGTGGTTCACAGACTTCGTTGTTGCGAACGATCTCTCCAGCTTTTAGTTCTGAAGGATCCTGTAGAGTACGGCCTGTGCCGCGATAGAAAACACTGTTCATGGTAATTTTTCCTTAGTTAAGAGTTAAGATTAGGGAGCGATAGTTACTAGACCAGTTGAGCTATTTGAACCCACATCAATCTTAACTTTGATTAACTGGTTAGCACCGCTTACTTGAGTAAGAGCATAACCAATTGTGTAATCACCAGCAGTTGCATCTGAAGCAACTGTAGCATCGTTAGTTGATGTAGTTGGGTTAGTAACTGAAACACGATTACCACGATTGATCGCAGCAGAAGATTTCAGATAAATGATGTTAGAAGTTGAAGCAACTTCGACACGATCAGAAGCTTTGTATGTATTCTGACGTACGTTGTATGAGATGACACCATAAACTGGGCCATCGGAAGGACCAGAAGTAACGTCAACGACGATTTCTGGACCTGCATTAGCAATCAACTTTACTGCACAGCCTGCTTGGATGTATGAAGCAGTTGTGTTTGGGTTGATTTGACAAGTTTCGGTATCGACGTTCGGCTGGAAAGCAACCTGACCGATAACCGGAGCTTGTATGAACTGGTTTTGATTGAGCGAGTATTGGCTCATGGTATTATTATTATTTTATTGTTGTTATCAGTTCTTGGCTGAGTTCGAACCGAAGAGGTTCTTACCGCGCGCAAGCCGGTCGTTAATCGAGCCGGAACTATTTAGACGGGATACGGAGTCGAAGCTCTTCTTGAGTTGAGCCTCTGCAAGTGATTTAAAGGAAGCGTTGTTGCGTTCCTTAACTGCAGCAGCGTTTGCACGCTCTGCTTCTTCTTTAGCAGCTTTTTCTTTTAGTTCTGCTTCAACTACTGCGTTATCACGCACATCAGCTTTATCTTCAGCTACTTTTTCAGCTTCTGAAGTTGCTGGAACTTTTGCCTCTTCTTTAGTAGGCATTTCTGAGTTAGCACGAGGATGGTGCATACCAGCAATAGGGTTGTTACCCTTTGTACCTTCATCATATCCTGGGACATGACCCATGTATGTTGCTGATGCTACT